CCAGGTTACAGCTTCACCATTCTATTATGGTCTAGCTAAAGCTATTTATCAGCCATTGCCCGTATTTACCCCAACAACAATTGTGAATGACGCTGCTGTGAGATACTTAATTCCGTATTCCCAGCGCCCTCATGTAGATATAGATGTTGGACAATCAGATTCATATAATATGGTTATCCCGTTCATTTATCCTGCAAATTGGGTTAATATTCAAGGTGCCGCAAATATGACAAATTTGGGGAAACTTGAAACTATAATCTATTCACAATTACAATCTGCAAATGGCGTCACAGGTACTGGTATTGACTTAGCTATTTATGCTTGGGTCGAAAATATCGAGCTATCTGGAGCATCAGTAGGTTATGCAATGCAATCTGATGAGTTTGGTGAGGGATGTATTTCCAAACCTGCCTCATGGGTGGCTGATACTGCATCATACCTAGAAGATGTTCCTATTATTGGACCATTTGCCACAGCAACACGTATAGGAGCGTCTGCTATATCTTTTATAGCATCGATGTTTGGTTTTACCAACGTTCCTGTGATTGCTGATTCGGCCCCGATGCGTTCGGAGCCATATCCTAAATTAGCATCCAGTGAGATAGGTTACCCTGTTGAGCGTTTATCACTCGACCCCAAAAATGAGCTGTCTATTGATCCTAGAATTGTTGGTATGCCATCTGGTTTAGATGAGATGACGTTGCAATCTATTGCAACTCGTGAAAGTTATCTCACACAAGCTAGTTGGTCAACAACAAATTTAATTGATGACACTTTGTTTTGGGCAAATGTAACCCCTACTATGTACAACAATGATAATGCAACTCAAAGTAAGTTGTATATGACACCCATGGCATATGCGGCAAAAGCATTTAAGGATTGGAGAGGTTCAATTATCTTTCGATTCCATATTGTTTGCTCCAAATACCATAAGGGGAAGTTGCGCATTAGTTTTGATCCATCTGGATATGCTGCACAAAATATTGGGAACACAACCATTACAGCAAATGTGGTTCATACTGCTATTGTTGATATTGGTGAGACTCGTAATGTCGAGTTTTGTGTTCCTTACCAACAGGCTTTGCAGTTCCTAAGTGTGAGAAGCTCATATGTAGCTTCTAACATGTTTTGGAATGTCAATTCTACCATGTCGGTCTTCAATTATAATGGAGATCTTGATAATGGTGTTTTGACTGTGCGTGTTCTAAATCCGCTTACAGCTCCTGAAGCAACATCGAGTGTTTCGGTGATTGTTTCGGTTCGAGCGGGCAATGATATAGAATTTGCAAATCCAACGCCTGTTGATACATCTGGTCGTATCTCTATATTTGCTCCACAAAGTGAGGAATTTACAGAGGAATCAGCACCGGATAAATTGGAGTTAGCTCCAACAGCTAAGACATCAGATCATCAGTATCTGGTGCATTATGGAGAGAACATAAGATCACTTAGACAACTACTAAGACGGTACGAATTAGTACAGGTAGAAGGTATTATACCTACAAGTTCTTTATCTTATGGACACTTCATTAAAGCGTCAATGAAAATGCCAATGCAACCTGGATATAAATCCAATGCATATACAACGGCAAACACCATTGTTGCACCTTTGAGCACGTACGGTTATAATTTTACAAATTTAACTGCATTATCGTGGTTCACCCCTAGCTATCTGGCTTATAGAGGATCAATGAATTGGTCATTTAATGTAGATGCACCATATACATTCGGAAATCTCCGAGTGTATAAGGATAATGTGTCTGGAGACCAATGTTTATTGAATACAACTCAAACCATTTATGCTACCCAAAATCAGTTAGAAGCGATGACACGCATTTTTGCAAATGCAGGTTCATCAGGTCAAGCTCTTACTGATCAGCGAACACAGGCAGGAATTAACATCCAAATGCCGAATTACACAAGATATAAGTTCCAATCTACAAATCCCGCGAATAATAATCAAGGGGTTTCTGGTGATGGTTCTAATCTTGATAGATTTGTATTGGAAGGAACATTCCCTACACCTGTGTCATTGACCAATGGCAATCCAGCTGTGCTGCATTCTTATGCAGCTATTGGGGTAGACTTTGGGTTATATTACTTTTTGAATGTACCCACATTTTATGTCTATTCCTCAGCTCCTACGCCAGTTTAAGAAGTAAATCAGAATGGTTCTTAGTGAACCACTGGGTGGACAGGTCGCCACTTCTTGCCTCCCATTGGAAGGAGGATTCTTTACTCTTACATACACGTTAGAACTATCAACAGATTGATTAGGTTTTGTACCCTACACTAACGTGTAGGGGAAATTTCCCTAAGATGA